GTGTAGCGAATTTAGAACGTGCTTCACCAATCATCTTCTTACAATATGCTAATGAGTAATCTCTCATCCATGATTTTAAATATGGGTCTGTTAGTAATTGGTCTTCTGAACGTTCTAAGTAAACATGAAGAAGAACCATCTCATCTGCTCTCATTTTTCTTAAGAGTTTTAATTTATGAGTAGTTGGATTCCAAATAAATTGAATATCAGTTGCCGCAACTCTGTTTAGAGTTTCACGGTACTGAGAGAATAATTCGTATGTTGAAATACCACCAACGTGATTGTTCATAAAGAAATATGAATTCGCATATGCTAATTCAAATGGGTCCATATCAACACCAGAGGATATACCATGTCCAAAAGAACGATGATGTATCTTTTTTACTTCTGTTATTTCTTTAGGAAGTGAGTATTCTTCAACCTCTTTCTTTAGTTCAATAGTATAAAAATCTTCTTGTACTGCGTTCTCTGAACGTTGTCTTATTTTATCTACTGAAACATCAATTGCAAGGTCATAATGTTCTGGGTCTAATTCAATGTCAATCATACCGTCACCAAGTAACAGTCTAATCTGCTTAATTACATCATTTTTTATCTTATTGCGTTGTTTTGCCATGCTTGACCTCAAATACGTTTATAGTAAACTACTTATAACAGTATTTATCAAAAAACTTTTATAATCAAACAATTGACATTGCATCTTCCATTCATTTTAATCTCAACACTGTTAATAGCATCAAATTCTTTGATTATTGTACGTTTTGCACCCTTTTTAAAGACTGCTAACTGGTCAAGTGGCTTTCTAAGTGTCTTACATACACTTTTTTCTTCACTAAATCCTTTAATAGTACTTCCTTTGACACTTAATCCTGAGCCTTCTCTACCCAATCCCATAGGGTCTATATTTCGTGCGTGATATATTCCTAGTTTTCTTGTCTTAGAATTATATACAACGGCACCATTTGCCCCTACTATGTCAGCAGGATTAATACTAATTGATTTAGTTTCAGCATGGTGGTCTAGATATTTGAGATTTTTGACTTGCTTCTCTGCACTTATTATCTTCTTCTTACGTGGTTTTCTATTTGCTTTTCCTTTTAATACGATATTATCACACGCATCTATTATCGTCTTGTACATTTTAAATTGGTTCTTTATAACATCTTTAGTCATATGAGAATAACCTTCTTTCAACTGATTATGCATATCCTTCTCATGTTCATTCATATCTTTTGTGTTTGGCGGATTAACAAGTTCATTAAAATCAGCAAACATCGGTTGATACATTGTTGCTATCAATTTAGCATGATTTGGTTTTGCACCAACAATCAATAGCATTCTTTGTGGGTCAAACTTTGTTAACATCTTAGTTGAGCCGTCATAGTCTTCGATAAAATCTTCAATCTTATCTGACATTTCTAAAGACTTGTTGAATAAAAGTTGTTGTATCGATGGTTTATATTTTGTCACGTTGATTTTCTCTTCCACTGCTTTTTCTTTTTTAATTTTTTTCCCAATTTCTATAATAGAATCTATATCCTTCTTGACTTCTTTGATTGCGGATGGCATCTTATCACTCATAAGTCCTTCCATGGTTTTCATATATGCTGAAACACCCTCATGATTATCTGGCATTCCTTTAGATAATGCTCTGACATATCCACCAAGCGTACTCTTAGTTCGCCAGTCTTCTGCTGACTTGTATGCTCTGATATCTTCTTTTGAGTACCCGTTAGAGGGCATCCAGTCTGCTACCCAAGAAACAAAATCTTTTGTCTTAAAGTAATAACTGTAATAATATGCAACACGAGAACGTTCTCTGTAGTATTTTTCTCCTGTCCACTTATCTGCATCTTTCCATTCTGGCTCTAGACCAATAAATGCTTCGTCAGAATATTTACTTTTCGCTGATTTCTTTTTTCTTCTTATCATTGTTGTCACTAGTCGTCTCTCATCTTTTTATATATCAATAATATTAAGTATTATATGATAACTTCATCTTTTTGTCAAGTTTTGTGCGTTTTATTATCAAATCTTGCTGTTTTAGTATTCATATCTACTTCTCTAATGTAATCTATTATCTCTACATCAAGTGCATTTATTAATAACGCACTCCTAAATTCATTACTGTTATTCGGCATCGTACTATGTAATGTTCTCGAATTATACATTAACGCATCACCAGGATTTGAAACAAACTGAAAACCTTTTGTCGTTAATAGATTATTATATTCTTGTTGATTGTCTTCTATATCTTTATAATAAAACTTATCCCTATATGAACCAGGCAAAATACAAGTCGCACCATTCTGAAGTGTGAACTTATCTAATGGAATGATACATTGTACTCCGAATACTTCTTCATTTAGTGTACGAGCATATTTTTCAAATCTATAAGGCGTATCAACATGAGCCCTAATCTTTGTACTTCCTGGTCTTGTTGTAATTGTATCAACTATATGAATGTCCCATTTCTTACCTTGAAACATCGCATCTATATGTCTACTCAAAACATCTATTATAGGCTGCCACATCTCTCGTGGTGGCTCTTTTGACCAACAGACGTTATATTCTCTACCTTTACGATGTTTTGCGTGATATTCCCCATCCACAGCGTTTCCACGGTGTATATTGTCTGGGTTCATCGCCCAGAGTTTAAACTGTCTTACTGCAAACGGAGAAAGAAGTTCTTTTATTGAGATGTAATCTGAATTGTTCATTATTTCATACCTTCCTAAAAGGTTATTTATAAATTAAAAATTATATTACACTATTATATGATAAATACACATAGAAGTCAAATTATGGAGAACATTTATTATGGCAAGACTTAGCCTATGGAATTCGAAAAAGGGTAACGATTATAAATTTATCGACAAACAAGTGAAAGCACACTTTGACCATGGCGGGACATCTCTTTTGGTCCATAAGTATATTGGCTCACAAGATAAAACTGCCGCGGACTATGACCCGGCATCGCCTGCAATACAAGATTTACTCTTTTTAGAGAACAGAGATAGAAAGTATGATAAAGATTTATACGACTTACGAGGCGTATATACTGTATCTGACCAAGATTTCGAATTATCACAATTCGGAATGTTTCTAGGCAATGACCAACAAGTGTTTACTCTCCATTTAAACGAAATGGTCAATTTACTAGGTCGTAAACTAATGACTGGTGATGTAATCGAACTTCCTCATATGCGTGAAGACATGATGTTAGAAGGCAACGATGGTGTTGAACCTGATGCTGTTAATCAATATTGGGTAGTACAAGAAGCAACAAAGAGTGCTGAAGGATTTGACGCTGGTTGGTGGCCACATGTTTGGCGAGTTCGTTGTAAACAATTACAAGATACACAAGAGTACAAAGATATTCTTGGTACTGGTGAAGATGCCGCAGACTTGAAGAATATTTTGTCAACTTATAATAAAGAATTACAAATCACTGATGCTGTCGTACAAGAAGCAAAAGACAATGTTCCTGGAAAATACTGGGATTATAGAACAAATAACTTACAGTATGCAACTCAAGCCAATCATCCAGATGATGTAGACTACGCAACAGTCGCCTCTGGAAAGAAATTTCCAGATTCTCCGTCTAGTGATTCATATTTCTTAAGAACAGATTACAAACCATCAAGGTTATTTCAATATAGAGATAATAAGTGGTACAGAATCAATGACGATGATGGAGCATGGGAAGTTGGACACGCATTACATCATCAATTTATTAATAATGCAGGAACAGTAAAACTAGATGATGGTACTACTATTACATCAAAAGTCAATCTGTCAAAAGCAGTGAGACCAAAGGTAGACTAATATGGCACAACAACATTTCTATGACAATCAGATTCGAAGATACATTCTACAATTTATTAGAATGTTTAGTGGATTCACAGTTAAAACTGGAAGCAAAATGGATGATGGGACAACTGACTATTACATCAGAGTTCCAGCAAGATATGGAGATGTATCTCGTATGGCGGCAACTATTCTCAAAGGAAACTCTGAGAATGTAGTTAACTCTGCGCCATTTATTGCGGCTCATGTTCAAAGTTTACAACCAGATAGACAAAGATTACAAGAACCATTTTTTAATGATGCGGTAAGTGTCAATGAAAGAAAATTTGATTCTACTACAAATGCGTATACTAGTGAACCAGGTAACAAATATAGTGTAAAACGATTAATGCCAGTTCCTTACTTATTGAACATGCAAGTTGATGTTTGGACTTCTAATACAGACCAAAAACTTCAATTGCTTGAGCAAATGCTAGTATTATTCAATCCAGCATTAGAAATACAACACAACGATAATCCTGTAGACTGGACTACTATTACAGTAGTAGAAATGACTGACTTACAGTGGACAAGCAGAGGAATACCAGCAGGTGTTGAAGACCAAATTGATATCGCAACAATGATATTTCAAATTCCTATTTGGATTAATCCACCAGCACAGGTAACAAGACAAAACGTAATTAGAAATGTTATTAATAACATTTACACGTATTCAGATTTAGATACAATTGATTACGACCCAGATGCATTTGAATTCTTCGCAGACTTACAGGCACAATCAAGTGTCATTGTAACTCCAGGAAACTATGCTTTACGAGTTTATGAAAATGGTAGTGATGTATGGTGTAGTCCATATGCAAATGGAAACTATAATGATAATATTCCTTGGTCAAAAGTATTAAAAGAATATGGTACATTAGATAGCGGAGTATCAAGGCTTCGATTAAAATATCATGGAGAAGTAGAAGACCTTAATGCCGATGTTATCGGTACATTATCAACTGTTACTGGTGTAGATAATGCATTACAGTTTACAATAGACCCTGCTACTCTACCAACAAACACAGTAACTTCTGTAGATAGAATTATTAATGCCTCTACAGCAAAACCAGGATTTAATGGTATTCCCGCAGTAGCATCAGGACAAAGATACCTAACTTTAGATTCTGCTAAAGCCACTAGTGTTTGGGGAATTGAAATTGCGACTGGTGACATCTTAGAATACAATGGAACAGCATGGGTAAAAAGTTTTGATGCAAGTGCTAACGCAACACGTGAGTATGTAACAAATACTTTTTCTTCTCAACAATTCAAGTTTGAAAAGGGAGAATGGACGGACACTTATCAAGGAATATATGATGGTGGATACTGGAGAATGGAACTAGTAGTGACCCCATAATGAAAGAATCAAGAATTAGAGCGGCAGGTGGTTGTATAGTCGCAAAAGACACACATAGAATACTTCTTCAACAAAGAACAATTGATGGTTCATTTCCAAGAAATTGGGGATTCTTTGGTGGTAAAGTTGAAGAAGATGAAAATATCGCACAAGCACTTTTACGTGAACTGACTGAAGAAATATCATTAAGTGTTGAAGACGATGTTATCAAAATATATCCATTAGACCAATATCATGCAAGAACTGGAGAATTCAGTTACTACTCTTTTGTTATATTAGTCAACAAAGAATTCATACCAAAAATGAATCACGAATCAGGTGGTTATGCATGGGTAGAAACAAACTATATACCAAAGCCACTACATCCCGGCACAAGACGTACACTATTTCGAAAGAAAAAATTAAAAATCATTAAAGACATTATATCGTCACTTTGAGCCACTCCTTTTACTCCTAAATATTACTGTAAGATGAGAAGTTTTGAGGAGACATAGTGAATCATATTATAAATTTAGAAAGACAACGATTCATCCGTGACTGTAAACAAGTTCTTAAAGGTGAAAGAGTTACGGATAGCCTAAGAAGAACAATCGTTCATTCAAGCCCTGGCCATGTAGAGTATCTAAAAAGAGATTTAGATAATACAGAGGCTCGTCTTGTTGACATTGTTATTGCGAAAGTTAAAGAAGAATCAAAGAAGGCATTATCAGCAAGTAGCCAACGTATTAACATACTGGCTATAAGTGTACTTGAAAACTTATCTACTGAAAGTTCAGCATTTGCTATCGAAGAAATAATGAAAAGGTACAGAGAAAGTATCAATCCCGTAAAAGCGTTGTATTACGATTTACAAGAGATTATGTTTCTATATGATGGTAAACCAAAGAACAAACATCACCAGTTCCTAATTAACAAATTCAGAGATATCAAATCTTTTGAAAAGATAATTGAAGCCGTTGACCGAGATTTATCAGACTTAAGTGAATGTAAACTGAGAGTTAACAAACTAAAAAGAGAACACAATTATCCTAATACTAGTGAACATCTAAAGAAGATAGTAGACTTATATAATGAGATGATTCAGTGGAAAACACTGTTTGAAAAGTTTCCTGAGTGGATTAACGAGAACTCATTGCCCGTGGACCCCAAGGGTTCCAACAACTTCTGTACAACTATCAAAAAAATCTTCAAATAATTAAAAATAATTAAAAAAAGTGGTTGACAAGACGAATCACTTGTGCTATATTAGTATTATAAGTAGCAAAAGTCTAATTAACTTTTGTTAATAGTGCAAGGAAGAGGCTCCTACCAAAAGAGTCGAACTTGACTGTCCAGGGGTGGTACCCAGGCATTATCCGGAGAACGGAAGGTGTCACATCGAAGTCACTTTCGGGGATAGGTTGTACGGTTTAGAAATGGTATTTCGGTCCGTACTTGTAGGTGTAACCAAGTCCTACCTATTTTACTTTATATAAAAAAAGGGAACCCTAAAGGTTCCCTTTTTCATTTTAAATCTTAGTACAAAGTCAGTAAATTACTTACCTACTTTAACTTCAACATAGCCTTCGCCATCAGTAGTCTTGTCTTCAATAGCAATACCAACATATGCTGTCATACGTGGGTCTACTGAATTTTCAAGCCATACTGTTGCAACACCTGAAATTTCTGATGCTACAAGAATGTCACCTTTAGAAACTGTACCAGTTACTTTACATGGAACACGTCCTTGTAGAGCAATATATGGATGAGTTTCTGATGAACCTGCTTCTGAGTTCATTGCGAATGCTGGCTTAGTAGAAACTACACCTGCAATCTTAGTTGAACCATAACCTTGTGCTGAAGTAACTTCTGCTTCACCGCCAAATGATACAACTGTACCTTCTTCATATGTTGCGTCAGCCGCATATCTTTCAGCAAGGTCGGCATATTTTGCATATGTCGCCGTACCGTTGAAGTTAGTAAATGTTGCGTCACCGCCACCAGTGATATCATTACCACCCATTGCGATGTCACCTGACATAGTACCACCTGCTAGTGCTAGTTTAGTAGCAATAGAGTTAGTAACCGTAGTACTAAATGATGCGTCATCACCTAATGCTGCCGCTAGTTCATTCAACGTATTCATAGCCGCTGGAGAACTGTCAACTAATGCCGCAATTTCTGTATCTGCATAAGTTTTCGCATCTGCTTCTGCCGTATCTGCATATGATTGATATGCAGTTGTAATTGCAGTTTCACGTGCGTCTGTGTAAGCCTTAACTGATTGTTGAGTTGGAACTTTAGTAGCACTATCTGAAGCCATGTTATCTTCATCTACAACAAATGACATTGCTGCCGTTGTTGCATCAGATTCCATAACTGCACCAGCCGCCGCTACGTTAGTAGCATCTGTAACATCTGCTGTAGCCTCAATAGCGTCTAATTTGCTATGGTCTGCATCAGTGAATACATTTGAGTCTGTTGCCGCTTCAACTGCCGCTCTGATTTCTGCATCAGTTTGGTCTGCTGTAGCCGCCGCTTCAATGGCATCTAGTTTAGAATGGTCTGCATCAGTAAAGTTGTTTTTTGATAACTCGCCGTCTTGTATAGAATACGTAGTATCCGCTGAAACAAGCGTTAGTGTACCAGCCGCATCGTCATAAGTTGCAGTAACATTTGTACCGCCGACGATTAATGTGCCAACTCTATCATCTACTCTTTCATTAGTAAAGTATAGGTTTGAACCTTCTGCTAAATCACCAGTATCTGAACTTGCTAGACCTGTTGTTGAAATAACACCAGTTGATGAGTTATAAGAAATATCACCAGAAACACTAATTGCCGCACGGCTTCTAGCATCTGTGTAATATAAATTTGTTGAACCTTCAGTAATTTCGTCAGAGTTGTCTTTACCTGCTACTGATGAATCTACATAAGCCTTAACTGATTGCTGTGTAGGAACGTGTGTTGCACTGTCTGAAGCCATGTTGTCTTCATCTTTAAGATGGTCCGCGATGCTTGTTACAGTACCAGCAGAACCTGAAGTGTTACCTGTTACGTTACCTGTTACATTACCAACTACATCACCAGTTACACCACCAGTTACATCACCAGTTAAGTCACCTTCGAATGTTGCCGCTATAAATGTTTCTGCACCAACTGTCCATTTATCAACTGATTCGTCCCATAGTAATTGCTTACTTAAAGAAGTACCACGCTGAACGTCAATACCAGCATTCTGTGAAGGAGCGCCAGTTTCGTCAGAGTTAAGTTCAATAATATTGTCACCAATATCTAGTACGTTTGTGTTAATTGATGTAGTTGTACCATTAACTGTTAAGTTACCACCAATAGTAGCGTTACCTGAAGTAGTTACTGTTGTAAAAGAACCTGCGTTTGAGCCACCAGTTACAGCCGTGCCTGACGTAGTATCTACGTATGCTTTGTTTGCCGCATCAGTACTAGAAACCGGAGTTGCTAGTTCTTTAATTAATGATGAATTCATATCGATGTGGTCACCGATTTGTAAATCACCAGATACTGCGCCTAATTCACCAGTAAAGTTAATACCATTACCTGAAATGAATTTTAACGTACCAGTACCAGCAGTAGTTAATTTAAGGTCTTCGTTGTTATCTGTTGTAATATTGATTGAGCCAGAGTCATCTTCAATAACTTTCTTACCGTTAATGTATAATGAACCAGGACCAATGTAAACATCTTTCCACATCTTTGTTGCTGAACCTAAATCATAAGTAATATTTGCACTTGGCAAAATATGACCCGTCATTGTTAGGTTTCCACCCATAGTTGTTGTAGATGTTACTGCTAATGTTCCACCAACTGTTACGTTACTTGAGAACGCACCTGTTGATGTTGATACTGCGGCACCTTCTAGTGCCAGGGCGTATCCACCCGCTGTTGAACCGTTGTGGACGACAACTGTATTTTTAGTTGTATCTACTGTTACCTCACCTGCTAAGCCAGTGAATGAATTATGTTCAGTAGTTGTACCACGTCGGAATTGAATTGCATATGCTGCCATTTTCGTTTTCTCCTGAGTTTAATTTTGTTCTATTGTAAAATTATAAGACTGTTAGTGAGTATTATTGTTCTTTCCGATTCCAGAAAAATCAACTTCACAACGGTTACAGGTTACTCAGCAACCACACTCCCCCTTTCGGCTAATATTAAAGGTTAGCCTAGTAGAAATCTACTTGGGATTCAGCCAACAGGACCCTTTATCTTCCTGTCACACTGTCGTAACAGGATTCCTGTTACAATACTATTTATATAAATGTGTCGAAAAGCAATACTTACAGTTAATTTTATTAAGAACTGAGTTAATTATAAAATAACTACTTCAATCAGTTTTTTACCTTCTGTTAAGTCTGTTTCTATTGATTTGGCAAACACTGAACGACCTGCGTTCTCTTTGCCTACACTTTGAGCAAAGCCCGGCTCATTGTCTGCTGTTACGATTAGGTCACCTTTAGATACTGGTCCAATAAAATTACATGGAACTCTTCCTCTTAGTGCAACGTAAGGGTGTGTTTGTGAATTACCAGCATCAGCATTTAGTTTAATCGCTGGATTTGTAGATATAACTCCTGCAACTGAAACATCTCTTGCTTCTGTCGTTGTTGTTATCTCTGCCTCGCCACCAAATACTACAACTGTTCCTTTTAAATAAGGAACATCAGTTGCATATCGTTCTGCTAAGTCGGCATAATGTGCATGAACTGAATGTCCATATATGTTTGCATATTTTTTAGTAGTACTTCCTAAATCATATGTATTATCTAGTGATGGAATTATAGTTCCCGTAGGATTCATTGCCGCTATTTGATTTGTTATTGTTGTACTAAAGTTGGCATCATCTCCTAATGCCGCGGCTAATTCATTTAATGTATCTAATGAACCAGGTGCAGAATCTACTAAAGCATCAATTTTCAATTGTGCCCTTACATCTGCTCTTGCATCTGTGTAATATAAATTTGTTGAACCTTCTGCTAAATCATCTGTAGTAGAAGAAGCAAGTCCTTGGGTTGATATAACACCAGTAGATGAATTATAAGTTAAGTCGCCTGCTACAGATATTGCCGCTCTTGAACGAGCATCTGTATAATATAAATTTGTTGAGCCTTCTGTAATTTCGTCAGTATTGTCTTTAGTTGCAACTGCATTCGAAATTGCTGTTGTAACTGCTGATGAAGTCATTGCATCGGTGATACCATAACCTGCAATTGTAGTTGGCTTTCCTGTAAAGTTTGCCCATGCTAAGAAATGTGCTGGAAGATTTCCACCCAATGTATTTGCATCGGTTAATGATGTTGCTGTAAATGTTGTACCTAATTTTAAAACACTCATTACAGCACCATTACCCAACGGTGATGTTAATGATAGGGTTGTTGAAGACATTAAATAATCTGTTGTTGGATGTTTAACGACTCCATCAATATAAACTAGTATTTGATAATTTTGTCCTATTGTATATGGTAATGTATACGTACTAGTTGAACCGTTTCCTGTAAAGGTATGATATGTCAATTCATTTATAGGAGAACTTGTATCGATTACAATTTCGTCTCCAGATAAAGCAACTGTTAGGTCTCCATGTCCACCTGATGCTATTTTACCTTCGCGGATAGTTCTAAATTTTGCTTGAGTTGTATCTGTTGTATCTAATACTGCAATGGCTGAGCCTGCATTGATTGGGTCAAATGCTAGAGTGAATTCATTTCCTGCATCATTATAAGTTCCCGTTATTCCGTATGCGTTTGTAAACAACGAATCAATTCGGTCATCAACTCTTTCATCAGTAAAGTATTTGTTTGTGCCTTCGGTTAAATTAGTAGTTGTATAATTTGTAAGAACATTAGTAATCGCTGTTCCATCACCAGTTATAGTAGTAAATGTGCCAGAATTTGGAGTCAAGTTGCCGATAATGGTATCATTCATTGTACCAAG